TCCGCCACTACCGCCAATGCACCACCTGCCACGCATGGCTCGAACAAACCCTCGAGCACTACCGCCCCCGCCAACGCCACGGCGACCACGTTCTGCGCTACCACGCCTCATGCCGCACCTGCGCCGCCGCCTACCAGCGCGCCCGCTACCACCGCGACGACGGCTGGCGCGAAAACCGGCTGGTCGCCGAACGCATGAACCGCCGCATCCGACGACTGGCCGCCGGCCTGCCCGTCCGCGACCAATCAAACGGCGTCGACAGCTACGAACCCAAACGTCGACGGACCGGCGGATTCCTGGACTCCCGGCCGTTCGCCGAAGCCCTCGAAGAATGGCGGGCACAGCAGACCGCCGCCAACGGCCGGTACGTGCCGCCTCGCGGCCTCGAAGGCCGCGAGCCCGACCCGTACGCCGGATACGACCAGCTCGCCGAACTCGCCGGCATCTCGGCCCGGGCGATCTACCGCTATCGGACCGGTGAGAGCCCCAGGATCGCGTTGCACATCGCCGACCGACTCGCGATCGAGCTCGGCCGGTCGTTGCCGGAGATGACCGGCGAATGACCGGGCGTTGTAAGTCGAATCCCGGATGGGGCTGGCAGCACAGCGGCACACCGAAGGGCAAGTACAACGAAGGCCGCGTCTGCACCACATGCCGGGGCACGGGCCAGTTCAGCCGACGCACATCACCCAACTCATCGAGCCATGGCCTGACGGAATATGCCGAATGCTCATGCTGTAATGGAACCGGCGTCCATCCGGCCGACGAATGAAACGCGGAGAGCTGTTCATCGCGCTCGTCGCGATCGTCGGCGTCGGCCTGGTCCTCGCCGCCGCCACGATCGCGCTCATCGTCCACGGCTAGTCGCCGCCCCTGTCGAATGGTTGACCGTGACGACATCGAAGCCAAAGCCCGCGAAACCGTCACCGGCATCGACCTGCTGCACGAGCTCGGAATCATCTGACGTTCGCCGCCCCTGCCGAATGCGGGCACCCTCGGCCCTCGGGGCCGGTTTCGGCTCGTATCCTCCGCTCGGCCGTTCGGGGTCTGGTCCCGCAACGGCCAAAGAGCCCCGGCCGGTGCATGGCCGGGGCTCTCGTATGTCCGGGACGCACCGGCACCCTGTTACGGGCGCCGTGCGAGGCGTCTACGGCGCGTTCATGGGTGCCCCGGTATGGGAAGGCACCCATGGCGCGCGCCGAGCTTAGAACCGCTTATTTCGCGTTGAAGGCGTCGAGCAGCGGTTCGACTCCGTCCGGGTCGAAAGCGTGCGGCGTGCAACCGGCCAGGCGCGCAAGCTCCGCGGCGCTCACCGGTCGCACCTCGATCATGGTGCCATCCGGGAGCGGACCGATCGTGCCGCCATCGGCGGGGATGTCCCAAGCCTGCGTGAACGCTGCGAGCTGTTCGCTCTCAAAGGTGGCGCCTGCGACCACGATCGGATAGATCGCGTCGCGCATGTCCGCGAGCGAAGAGACAGCGGTGCGGGTCGTGGCCGCCTCCTCGGCGACGGTGGTCGTGAGACCGGCACCGTCAATGGTCGGGTGCGTGGTGATGATGAACGGCATGGTTGCTCCAGTCTGGTTGGACTCATCAGCACGGCAATAGCCGTGGACGCGCTCCAAGGAGCGCGTTTCGTCCTAACGGGTCTCGACGTCGCGCGCCTCCCAATGCGCACGCTCGGACGGCTCGGCCGCCGCGCGCTTCACGGCATCCGCCAGATCCGCGGCGAATTCCTCCTTGCAATCCGCCATCAACGCCAACGTGTCGCGCTCGAACGGACGGAAGCGCTGCTCGAGCCATTCGGCGAGCTCCTCCTCGTACATCTCATCCGACGGCTGGGGCGACGGCTGCGCCCATCCGCTTGAGCGCCCTTCCGAGTAGACGGCCGTGAAGCCGTACTCGCGGCCGATGTCCTGTACGAGATCCCAAAAGTCTTCGGCGCGCTGGTTGTAGAGCGCTTGCACATCCTCATCACCGAGGGTGCCGCGCTCGAGAGTGAACAGATCGTTGTCCTTCACGTTCACGGCATAGCCGTGATGGGTGGGCTGCATTGACATCGTGTGCTCCAGTCTGGTTAGAGGACTCATCAGCGCTGCTCTCAGCAGCGGACCGCACCAGGGTGCGGTTTCGTCCTAACGGCGCCGAGCCAACCGGGCCCGACGGAACCGATCAGCCTCCGATCCGGGCCACAGCTCCACACCCGACCCGGTCGTGATCGGCGCCGGGAACCCCGGCAACCGGACGATCACGGCCGCGCGCTGCTTGCTCACACCCCACCGTGCCCCAAGGTCGCCGATCGTGTGCAACCCGCCCGCCTGACGGATGACGGGCCGAACGTCCATGGCGGGCATCAGACCATCTCCGTCTCAAGCGCCGAGCGGCGCTCCTCGAGCGCCGCCACGACCAAGTTGTAGACCTCGGTCGCCTCCATGTACTGCCCCATGCCGACCAACGCGACAATCGTCTGGTCGCCACCGAACTCTTCGGCCGCCTCATCGCAATACGCGGGACGGTTCAGGTTCGATGCGAGCCACGCCAGTCGTGCGCCGGTGTACACGTCCACGGCGCCGTCAGCGAACTCGCCGGCAGAGTCGTACGCCTCATCCTCGGTCGGCAAGTCGCAATCGCCGATGTGATCGATCGCGCGCTCGATGATCCGGTAACGCCAATCGTCGGGCAGCAGGTCGCCGTGCGCCTCGCGCACGAGCTCGCCGATCCACTTCGGTGCGCTGTCGCGCAAGACCACGATCGTGTCATCACCGCGGGAACGGCGCTCGAAAAAGCTGCTCGCCTCACCGGCAAGCTGCGCAAGTGTCGGAACTTCGGTCATCGTTGCTCCAGTCTGGTTGGTGTCTGTCTCATCAGCACAGGGCGACAATCCTGTGGACGCGCCAAGAGGCGCGTTTCGACTAGCTCAGGTCGGTTTCGGCGAGCTCAATCCCCAGCGAGACCATCTCGTTGCCCCAATCGTCTGCCCCATCCCGCAGAATCGACCAGCCGGCCCGAGCGTCATCCTCCGATGACTCAAGCGCGTGCAACAGAAACGAGCCGAACGTATCGACCACGCTGGACTCCGGTGCATCGAGCCAAGTGAACGGGCCAACCTCGGGCCGACGGAAACCCTCGCCGCGGGCAATGATCTCCAGCCCGACACTCAGGCTCATGGTCGCGGTCTCCCCATCCGGGGAGAAGATCCGCAGGGCGCCGTCAAAGCCGTTCCTGAAGGGCGACGGAATGACGATGATTCGATCCGGTGTGCTGTTCATGGTTGCTCCAGTCTGGTTAGAGGGTCTGCTCAGGTAGTCGGCAGACAACAACACACACTGTAGGGCATGCATGCAGAAAATGCAAGAGACCGGCGCACAAACGCTCCAAGCCGTATCGGCGTAGACTTCGCCTAACCGTGCCCGCCGTGCATGTCTGCCCCGAGCCGTTCTGTCCCGAGCTCGCGCCATGCCCCACCCACGGCCGGCCATCATCGGGCTGGTGGGCACCACGAGACGCAGCAGCGCACGCACGCTGGGCGCGCCGAATCAAGAAACGAGACCGTCACCGCTGCCAACGATGCGGCGCCACGGACCAGCTCTGCGCTCACCACCTACGCCCGGGCTTCGAGCTCGACGCAGGCGTCACCCTCTGCCGCACCTGCCATCGCAGCGTGGACAAGCATGCGCGCTAGCGAATCCCCATATCCCCACCCCACCCTGCCATCGGCGCACACACAGCAGCGCACGAGCATGGGGGTGCGCCCGAATGTCATACCCCATACCCCCACCCCAAGCCCAAGCCCATGCCCCCACCCGGACACCGGGACGGGGGGGAGTAGGCGTGGAACCCGCGTCCCACCATGTGAGACGGCACGGCCTGCGTCGCGGTATTTATGAAATCGAGTCTTGACTAGTGCCTCCGGGGCCGGTTCCGAAGCCGAAGCATCTCCGTCGTAATCCGAACCCGCTTCGCGCCGGCGAATGGATTGACCTCGAGCCGCTCGACAAACCGGTTTTGGGGCCGTACAACCGAAAGACGATGACTGTCCGCGAAGCGATGTGGAATGCGTGGCGGCGGTCACCGGAGACCGGCCAGTACGGGGACGCGGACATTCAGGCGATCTACGAACTGGCGATCCGGTGGGCGGATCTCACGTTCGCCGATCAGGACCGTCGAATGCACGCGCTCGGGTTGACGCCGAAGGCGAAGCGGGATCTTCGGTGGCGGACCCCGAACGAAGTGAAGACAATCCGTAAGCAGGAAGCGCAGGCACAGGTCCGCAAGCTGCACATCGCGAAAGAGGGAAAGCCATGACCGGGATCCAGTTCGCTGCCACGTATCTCGATCCGCCGTCGGGGATCCTGTGGGCCGCTCGGGTGCCGATGCGCGACCAGGCGGGGGGTTGGCCGTCGAAGGTTCGCTATCACCGCGGGGCGGCGGCGGACGCGCTGCGATCGGCGCGGCGGTGCCGGATCATGGGGATGTCGGATGCGCAGGCGATCGCGGCGACGCCGGCGTGGATGATTCGCCGGTTGACGCAGTGTTCGCTCGCGAAGGATGCGACCGGGGCTTTGATCGCGCCGAACATCCTCACGGACTTTCAGGGCATGACGGGGATCGAGCTGGTTCCGCAGTGACGAGCATGGCCGCGTTCTGGCCGATGTGCTCGAGCGTGGGCAACGCGAAGAACCGTCGGTGGTGCGCCGGGGCCGGCTATCTGCTGTACGACCGGGCGACGGTGGAAGGCCAGCCGTACGCGGCGACGTCGACCGCGATCTTGACGGTGAAGCCGTACGCCCAGGGCCTTGCGGCGGCTGGGTTGACGGCGGCGTTTCAGGCGATCGACGCGCCCTGATGCCGTGGCGCGGCCCGGATGAGTGGCAGCCATGGCCCACCCTCGGATACGTCGTCGCGCAGTGGATCGCCGACTACTGCGTCGTCCCGGACCGCGAGCTGCGCGGCAAGGCGTTCATGCCCACCGACGAGCAGCTCCTGTTCATCCTGAACTTCTACCGGCTGACCGAAGACGGCAAGTGGTTCTACCCCAGGGGCGCCCAGATCGTCCGTCCGCACAAGTGGGGCAAAGGCCCATTGGGCGCGGCTCTGGTGTGCGCGGAGGCTGCCGGACCGGTTCGCCCCGACGGTTGGGACGCGGGAGGTGAACCAGTGGGCAGGCCGTGGGCGACACCGCACATCCAGGTGACGGCCTGCTCGAGACCCGGAGGAGCAGACGGACAACACGTGGCGGGCGTTGCAGCCGATGATCGAGCTTGGCGAGCTGGGGGAGCGGTTCATCCCCGACACCGGCAAGACCCGAATCAACTTGCCGGGCGGAGGGCTCATCGAACCCGTCACCGCCAGCGCCCGGAGCAGGCTGGGTCAGCGGGTGACGTTCATCGTGCAGGACCAGACCGAGTCCTGGAACCGCAGTAACCACGGCCTGTCCCTCGCTGATAATCAGCGCCGCGGCCTCGCGGGGATGGGCGGCCGGTTCCTTGAGACCGCGAACGCCCCCGACCCCGTCGAAGGCAGCGTCGCCTCCCGGACGCCCCGCGAGCCGGGCGTCTTCATCGATGACGTGGACGGTGGGCCCGGCAGCGTTCGCAACAAGGCTGAGCGACGGAAGGTGCTGCGCAAGGTCTATGGGGACAGTTCCACTACTCGCGGTGGCTGGGTGGACCTCGACCGCATTGACGCCGAGATCGAAGCATTGATCGTTCACGATGCCGCCCAGGCCGAACGCTGGTTCCTGAACCGCAAGATCGCGACCGAAGGGGCGGCCCTCAACTTCGAGCGAGTGAAGGGCCTCACGCGGTCGTGGCGGCCCCCGGCCGGCGCGTACATCACCCTCGGCGTTGACGGCGCCCGGCACTGGGACGCCATCGCCGTCGTCGCCACAGATGTGGAGACCGGTTACCAGTGGCCGGTCATCATCGTCGAACGTCCGGAGCACGCACCGGAGGAGTACGAGCACGACCTCGACCGTGTCGACGGCGCCGTCTCGGATCTGATCGAAGGCGACCGGTACGTCGTGTGGCGGGCGTACGCGGACGACCAGTACATCGCGCATCTGATCGAGAAGTGGCAGAACAAGTTCGGCCAGAAGCGGTTCGTGACGTGGCACACGAACCGGCAGCGTCCGATCGCGTGGGCGGTCCGCCGCTTCGAGGAAGCCATCGACGCCGGCGACATTCACTTCGACCCGAACCGCACGTTCCTCGAGCACCTGAAGAACGCAAGAAAGCGGATGCTGACCGTCCTCGATGACCAGCAGCGCGAGATGCACACCCTCACCAAGACCAGTACCCGGTCGCCGATGAAGATCGACGCGGCCATGGCCGCCGTGTTGAGCTGGGAAGCGCGGGGTGACGCGATCGCGTCGGGGCTGACCGGGGGCCGCAAACCGGAGCCCGAGAAGCAGGAGAAGCCCCGGAAGGGCTATGAGGCGGACTACGCCCCGTCGATAGCCGTCCTGTCCGGGGCTTACGATTCACGCGGCGACATGGAATAACCCAAAACCCGAAGGGGGCCTGATGGCCGAGAAGGACAGCAAGGACACCGCCAAGCAGTCGTCTTCGACGGCGGTGGCCGAACGGCCCGCCGTCACGGAGGGCGCCACCCCCGAGGGCACAACGGAGGACCCGAACACGGGTCTTCAGGTCCCGGAGGGCAACGCCCCCGGCCCCGAGCCGCTGACGAACCCGACGGTCGCGGTCGCCGACACCCGCGAGTTCATCCCGAAGGCGGACCGCGGCACGTACGTCGGTGACGTGCAGGCCCGCGACGACCAGGTCGAGGTGCCGGACGACTTTCATCTTCTCGCCGACGCGGAGCTCGGCGAGAGCGTCGAGGTCGACGGTGAGCCCGTCGAGTTCTTCCAGGTCGTCGGGTCGACCGGCGCGCTTGCGCTGCGGCTGAACGGCGCGACGCACATCTTCAACCCCGAGCAGACGAAGGCACTGGCCCGCGAGGTGCGGGCCGTCTCGACGAACGTGGTGACCTGAATTGCCGACCGTTCTCGAGACAACCGTCACCGGGTTCGCGTCGTGCTGGGACCCGAAGTGTCCCGGCTACGAGCAGGAGGTCGTCGACGTCGTCCGTCGCGAAGTGCTGTACATGCGTGAGGAGTACGGCGGTGACATTCCCGGCATCGACCGGTCCACCATCGCCGCACTCGACCAGTCCGTCGAGCCGTGCGGCACCTGCGGGGGCCCGAGGATCGCGAGCCTGACCGAACGCCCCGAGTACGCCCCGATCTCGGGGCAGGACCCATTGGCGCTGCTGGACATCAATCAGCAGAAGCGGGTGCGTGAGGTGCAGACCGACGCGCTGAAGCGCGACGTGGAGATCGCGAACCTTCGCGCGGACCTCGCCGAGATGAAAGCGCTGCTCGCCAGAAGCCGCCCGGAGCCCGAGCCGCAGGACGCCGAGGTCGTCGAGCCGGTGAAACGCGGGCCGGGCCGGCCACGGAAGGACGACACCGGTCGGTGACCGAACTCGCGGTCATCTGCGCCCTGCAGTGCGCCGTCATCCTGATGGTGCTGTGGCTGTGGCAGAAGGACCGCGAGCACGTCGCCAAAGAACGCGTCGGCCTGCTCGACCGGATTCAGGCGCCGGAGTACACGGCGGTCCGTATGCACAACCAGGGGGCGGAGGATGAGCCGTTGCCGCGGGCGGTGATGCCGGAGGACGACGCCGACTTCTGGCAGTCGCGTGAGGACCTCGCCGACCGGTTGGCCGCCGAAGAAGTGAACGGCAATGGCTGAGACCACTGTGTCTCCGCACGCATTCAAACGCCGCGGCTGGCGTTTCTGGATCTGCACGCACTGCTTTGCCCCACGCAAGCTGCATCCTCGCCGAGCATGGATGAAGGCTCGCCCGCTCAAGCAGAACTACTACCTTGCGCCCGACGCCCCGCATTTCCGGGAGGGGTGGTAGGCCGTGGCTGACCAGCGGACCGGGTCCTACGCGGACACGCAGCCGCAAGGCACTGTCCTCGCCATCCCGCCACCCCCGAGCATCCACCGCGCCCTCTCACGGGGGCGCAACGAGATGAAACGCGACGCCTCCAAGCGCCGGCTGTGCATGCGCTTCGAGAAGGGCGACACGTTCACCTACCTTGACACCCGCGGCCGGCTGCTCGAGAAGGACACCGCCCTCGGACCCGGACGGTCCGGCCGCCCACCCCACCGCTCCAGGAATCGCTACAACTTCATTCGTCCCATCGTCGAAGACAAGGTGTCGGCGGCGACGCAGAGGGTGCCGGCGTTCGAGATCGACCCGGCCACCACCGACCCCGAGGACGCCGGGGCCGCGAAGATGAGCGAGAAGGTCGCCATCTACGGCTACGACGCATGGCGTTACCGGCAGGCCATCGTCGACGTCGTCAAGACCGCGATCGCCCATGGTGGCGCCGGATACGTGCTGCCGTACTTCGAGCCGAACGTCGGCCCGTACACCGAGGTCGACGGCGAGTACATCGGCCAGGGCGACGTCCGGCTGAAGACGTTCAACGGCAACGAGGTGTACTGGGAGCCCGGCGTCAAATACCACGCCTCGCCGTGGTGGGCGACCGAACAAGCCCAGCCGGTCGACCATGTGAAGAACATGCCCGGCTACG